CTTAATAGCTTGCACTGCAGTGGTTTTGGTATAAACACCCAAAAACTTAAAAAAAATAGGCTTTTATATTAAGTACGTAAGCGTTAGGGATAGGTAGATGAGTGTATATAAAGATATTTTACAGTCACACACCTAACCCTCTCCTCCTTAGAAGTAAATAAATAAGGCAAAAAAAATTGGATTTTGGGTGTTCAATGATTGTCATTGCGCCAGAAGAGGTTTAATGTGTATAACACTTTGCACCCTAACTATTTTCACCATTATGGATGCTTTTTTAGCTGCCTCACTTACACCAAATGACGAAATTACCTTTATAAAAGCCTTTCAAATAGCCTTACAACTAAGAGGAAAAGACAACTGCTGGTGTTTGAAGCGGCGTGATCAATGTAACCACACAATATTTCAAGGCTTTACAACGAGTAAAAAAGATTATCTGTCTTATCGGGGAAGAGATGCACGTCCTTTGATCTTAGCCATGGCTGGGCAAGAGTCTGACCCTTTAAAACCAATTATTGTTCGTAGGTCTATTTGCAAGTCTCAATATTGTCTTAATCCATCTCATTATTACTGGGGAACAAGAGCAGATGTGGCAAAAGAAAATAATGAAAGAAATAAAACTGGTATTAATAACACTTTAATAACAAGACTGCGACAGGAAAGTGAATCTGGTATAAGTAGTTTGAAATTATCAAAAACTTATAGACTTCCATATCAAACTGTGCGTAGAATATGTAACTATGAGACTTACATACCTGAAGAATCCACTGAAAACCTTGATAATCAGATTCTTTGGGAGAATATAGCCTCTCAATATGCAAAGTTAACTTCCAAGTATTCTACGGAAGCAGATGAATTTAATTTAAATTATCACATGAAAAATAATTATGAATGTCCTTGGCATGCAAAAGGATCGACAACACATAAAGGTAATTTTGGCCTTATGGGAGAATGCTTAGACTGCATGAAAGAAATAAAAAATGATAGATGCACTATTGATGTGCGTAATTTTGATTTTCGATGGCATTGGCAAATAAAAAGATTTTGGGATCAAGTTGAAATTGGAGAAGATGACGAATGTTGGGCTTGGAAGGGATCTACAAAGAAAAATGGAAGTGAATCTGTTGCTTATTTCCCATCACCTTTCCATAGCGGAAAAACACAATCGGCTTCTAGGGTTGCATTTTGGTTAAGCCGTGGTTATACAGGTAAATACAGAGTATTTACAAAGAAGTCTTGTAAACCTTTTTGTTGCAACCCTCTGCACCTTACAATCAAAGAACTCGAAAACGAGTCATCCCCAACACAATTACAGTGCGTTAAACTAACTCATGACAACATCTTTAAACACTACAAAGAGAGAGAAAGTAACTCTGAAAAAAAGTGAAGTATTACCTAGTAATTTCCATTTAGAGGAAAAACAATACGTTCCAATGGTCGTAATTGGTGGTGATATAACATGCGGCGCATGGTGCAACACAAAGGAAGAGGCCGCAGCAAGGTTAAATCATCTAGAAATTGCTACGGATTATCATAATTATCCAACTAAACAAGAAGAAGGTGTATATCCTGAACGGAGTAGAATAATGGAAGAATTATATAATAAATCAGGAAGAACTAATAGTATCTTCACTGGCTTAGCAGACGAGTATGTCACGGTATCTAACAACAATTCCCAGTAACTCTGGTTTCTATAACTTTGGAATAGTAGAATCATACCCAACTGGAGGAGCAGGTCCTACGGCATATGGACCTACTTCTTATTTTGGATCTGATCCATTACCAAAAAATAATGGAGATAGTCTCTATGATCCTATAGATCTTGGTAATTTTAATGCAATTTTTAGAACAGTTGATATAAAAAACTCTCACGGTGGTTTGTCACGTAAACAAACTACTTTTTATAAAATAAAATTAATAAAACCACGATCAATACAATTTACACAGAACTTTAGCCAGTTTTCTTATGAACAGAATACAAATAAAAATACACTATTAGCGTTTTATCAAGTATTTGGAAAATCTAGGAGAGAAGAATTACCAATTAATGACTCTGGCTATGTTGCAAAAGAATCAGCAATTGATTATTTAGATGAGAGTAATAACCGTTTAACTAATGATTATCCAATCTTTACTTTAGATCCAGGCGAATACATATTTTTAATTACCAACGATATTAGATATTTAGATACTACATATTCAATTAGTGTAAATGTAACGGATCTTGATTGGGAATTTATAAATGAAGCAGTAGTAGAACAAACAAGTTTTGGAAAAATTGATGAAGGTGCTGCATCCTCTATTGATTTCGGTACGTTAGCTGCTTAAATATTACCAATCTGAAGCTAATCTTGCTGCTTGTGAATCTAAAAAGGTTTGAGCACCTTTATTTTTTCTTGAATCAAAAAACCCTGAAACAATACCAGGAACGTCAATACTTCCAATAGCATTAGCTCCAGCATCTCTTAATGCTTGAGCCCAAATACTAGGAGATCCTTCTGAAGGATCTTGAGTTGCTAAGTAAGCAGCTGATGCTAGTTTAGAAGCCTCAGGATCTTGCGTATAAATAAGAGAATCAGTTGTTAATAAAGGAGAATAATCTCTTGCAGTATTAAATTGACCTTGAATAGCGTCCTGTGTATCCTGATATGCTCTACCATATGTAGCAATCTTTTCGTCATAAACCTGATTTAAGGATTGAATAGGATCTTGTACTGAAATTGCATCCCGCATTTGACCTTGCTGACGCCTACCATATTCAGGACTTCTTTTTATATTTGAAATAACATCATCTTCAGATTGACCTGCATCTAAGGCTTTACTCCAATAATCAAGACCTTTTGGTTCAATATCCCTACCTAATAAATTTTGATAAGCATCACCTAAAAATTTAGATTTATATTCAGAACTTCCTTTGATACCTCTTATAATATCATCTCTACTAGTACCACTAGCCAAATTACCTTTCCAGTAATCTAAACCACTATTATCCGCTTCTCTTCCCAGTAAAGATTGATATGCACCTCTTACCCAAGCATCATCATCTAAAGAACTATCCATATTAACAGGAATTTGACGATGGCGACCATCATAATTATCACCAGATCTGTTTAAAAAAGAATCTGTTCTAATACCTCCAGATCCTGAGGAAACACCAGCTGGTAACGACGCGCTATAATTCTGTGGAAGAGCAAGTTTACCTTGAGCAGCAGCTGTTAATTTAGTTTCTAATGAACCACGTCGTTGTTCTAAAGGTGTATATGGACGACTAGCTAATTTATGTCCTAATTGATTAGCGATTTGTTCTTTATATCTTCTTGCAGCATCTAAAGCATGCGGAGAATCATAGGTTATAGTCGCGCCTATTTGATTATTACCATCAGTAGCCATTTACTCACTTTAGTTTTATTTCTATACTGATTCTATCTGTGACAAACCCGTGTAAATGCTGGACTCCAATATATCCAAAAGGAATGAAAATCAAGATCAAGAGCAATTCAGCATAGGTAATAGGTCTCTTCATAAAGATAAATATCCTTTCCTTATGGAGTTTAGCGAACTAATAGCAGATATGTCCACGAAAAATTTAAAAAATACTTTACTTACTGATAGTCAAAAAATGTTAGCCGAATCCTTATGGATGTCCAATAAAGCAAAAAAAGAAACATATCCAGAATTTAAACCAAAGATAGACAAACTTCGAGAGTTTTTTATTCAAGCTTTAATCACTGATCACAAAAGACAGTGGGACGATTACAGAAAATCAGCTAACATCATAGAAGACAACATCCTCGAATGACAATAATTAATACTGAGGATTGGTTGCATTTATTAGAAAATACAGATTACGAACCAGCAGAAAATACTCCTAAAGTTTATCAAAGCTATCGCTTTTCTGAATTGGATATTGATTCAGTAACGATAGATAACTATAAAAAATTTTTAATGCCTTCTTTAATAGAACAAGTCGAAATGTTTATACCTCCTTCTGGTAGCTTTAAAACTCCTGATTTACGAAGATATTTAGATTTAATCCGAGGATATGAAACTAGTACTACAGATCTAATGCTAGGGTTGTCCTTAGCTGATCAAATACGTTTAACATTTAGCGATATGAGAACTAGTACGATTTGTGATAGATACCCAGAAATTAATTTATCTGAAAAAAGACGATATAGATGCGTAGCAGAATACCTTATAAGACAAGAAGAATTAACAAAATTAAGAGACGAAAATGGAAAACTTATTAAAAAAATAGGTAACATGCAAAAAGCTGTTGTTCTATATAAACCATTACCAAAATTACTGGAAACTTTAAAAAAATCTGGTCTAGGGCATTTAATAAAATCAGTACCTAAAATCAAATCTGATAAATCAACGTAAGAGAGTTACACTAAAGTATCTGGAGAATCTAATGACAAGCAGGCGTAACAAATTACTCCTAAAAATGTTAGGAACAACAACAGGAGAAACAGAAGAAAAATTATTGAAGCTATCAATTGAACGAATTGTGGCTGATCAAGCCGAATATTATAAAAAATTCTATAAAAATGAAGGACCTGGAGCAATGGTTTTTATGCCTCAAAAGGAAGATAAAGATAGTATGTTTTATTTAACCGTAGATTTACTTATAAAAGCTGTTAACGATGCAAACAACAGAGAATTACACGGGGTAGAGCATTTACAAAAAGCAATATCACTAGCAGAGTCCCTTGATCCAGAAAAAGAAGCATTATTTATACTTCAAGATAAAGATGATATACAACTCTTTCATTTCAAATCAGATGAAGAAAATAAAAGTATTCTTCAAATGTGAAAAAACGACATCTCTCATGGCGACAATATAAATTTATTCTTGGAAGAATCCTTCATATTGAAGATGATTGGTTAACTCCAGCAGAATATATACCTTACATAAGTGCTTTACTAGGTGATATCGACCTTGATCCGTGTTCCACACATAGCGCAAATGTACAATTTTTAAGAGCAAAAAAAATATATACATTAAAAGAAGATGGCTTAAATATGCAAGATCCTTGGACAGGTAAAACATATTTATTCCCACCTACATATGGAAGATGTTCATTTAGTAAACAAAGAGGTACTTGGAGGTGGAGTAAAAGGGCTGGAGGAGCAGCTAAAGCACCCTCTATTATTTGGTTTCAACGTCTATTAAAAGAATGGAAATTACGAAATATTCCTGAAGCATTATTTTTTACTACATATCCTGAGATGATGAGAATATTACCAGAAATGTGGGATTATCCAGTTTGTATACCTTATGAGAGGGCAAACACCATACATGGGAAAGACTTGTTTACACTAAAAGCTCCTATGTTCTGGGGTTATTTTATATATTTACCAAAATTAGAATTTGGCTTTCAACAAGCGGATGAATTTGTGGAAATCTTTTCACATATAGGTAAAGTTATTAATTAGAGGTTAAACTAGAGATTCATGAGCACCGAGAATACAGATTCTGCAATGACTGGAACACAGATAGAAATAGCCTGTGTATGTGATGACATAAAAGAGCTATTACTTTATAAAAACCAACAATATGGAGATTCGGCATTAAACCCATCAAGAATTTTTAGCAAATCAAATGCAGTCGAACAGTTACTGGTACGGATAGATGACAAATTAAATCGTATAAAAAAAGGAGCTGGGTTAGTTTCAACAGATGAAGATGTAATACAAGATTTAATTGGATATTTAGTATTGCTTAAAATAGGTTTAAACAAGGAAAAAAAATGAATTACGAAGCTATTGTTGAAGGTTACACTGATGATTTGAAACTTTTAGATGCAATTGATATGCTTACTAGAGACCCTTTCGCCGCTGGGGAGATCCTAGACTACGTGGTTTCTCAGACCAATAACGAAAAAAACGTCGTAACACTTCCCCAGATGAATCCCACTGAACCAGCTTTTTCTCAAGATATTCAATTGCTTTCACTTGATTGGGAGCCCCAGTATAAGTCTCAGGGAGATTTAATAAGCATTTCTTCAAATGACACCGATGAGGGACAAACGTTGGAATTGTCTTGTCAGGGGCCAGATACGTATCCAGTTCCATACGACGTTGATCTATCATCAGATCTCCACCTGAACACCACAAACGATTGATATAGGGGCTCCATTCACGAATTAAAGCTGTTTTAGGAGCAGAATTATTAATTAAATCAAGAAGACGGCAAGTTTTTAAAGAACTAATACCAATACTGAAGGCGAAACTCAATAAAGCTGCTTTTCTATTTGTATTTAAAGGTACAAAAACATATTGAGAAACTAAATCAGAAAATTCTTTTAAATCTTCTATTAATTGCTGTTCAACTTCATCTTCAGTAGCTACGTCGTTCGACCTTAACCACCTCTTTCCAAGCTTTTTACTACCATAGCCTATTCGCCAAATATCTTCACCATAATCTTTATATGCTGCATACCGTCCCATACCAATATGAGTACGGGCAGGAGAATAACTTTTTATAAGTGATATACCTTTCCAAGTAAGAAAAGGATGTTCTTTCCAATTTTGCTTTATACGTTCCTTCTTATGGGACGTCAACGCTGCCGTTATAACTTACTTCAGAATAACCATCTAAACCAAGTAGAACAACATATAATTTTTCACTGTTAGTTACTGCGATCCCAACGGCACCTTTACCTTTACCATCTTTAGCTATATTCGTAGCCACTTTATAACCAGTAGCTCCATTGCTACCTGTATAAGAATCTTCTTGAAATATCTCCATTGTGTTTACGCCACTGGTTTTATCGAGTTTCACAATAATGTTCCCAGTTCCGCTAGGGTTTACACGGAACGCTCTAATAGCCTCTCCTGGATTACCTGATGACGTTGCACCAAGATAAGTAACATCAGAACCAGCATCGACACTAAAAGTGTCTAAAGTACCTTCAATAGTGCGAGTAGCCATAGTATTTAAGAAACCTGTCCTACAGTGGAAATGTTGAATTTAATATCGGCATCAATGCCGTGATCTTTTAGAACGCCATAGAACATTTGACGATCTAACGCTCTTTGATGGAGCATTTCAATAAAGGCTTCTTCTAAGTCATCACGATCCAATTGTTGAATCGCTAATGCAGAAGCGTGAATTTGAAATTCAACGTCCATTGGAAGCTCAATTGCATCCATAAATAGTTAAAACCTTACAATTATCTTACCAGCGCTGAATTAAAGAGCAAGTAAAAGTGAATCAAGCTACTGTTTTTTGGCTGTTCCTATACTATGTAAATGTGAATCTTGTTTTAGATATAGCATACTAAAACAATAGGTAGTACTGAAGAAAACAATAAAAGACAATGAAATTAACGCCATATGTAGGTATTCTTTAACTATTAGTCTATTTTAAGACATTAAAAACATATGACCATTGATAAAAAAAGACTTATTAATGCGTTTAAAAGAAACGCTTTGAAAGGCGCATCAAAAATAGGAGCAATAACTATGTATAAAGAAGTATATGATTTGGATGATACTCAAATTGAGTGGTTATTAGCAGCTTGTAATTTTAAAACGGAACCTAAAGTTAATTATGAAGCGTTTTATAACTGCAAAGTAATAGAAAAAGCTAAATTTTTACAAAATAAACATGCACAAATATATGTTATCGATGATTTTTTATCAAAAATTGATTGTCAACTAATAAGAGGTTTTATAGAACAAAAAGCAAAAAGATGTACTTTACATAAAGAAGGAACAAATGATGAACGAGAAATTTCAAATCAACGTACAAGTAGTGAAACTTATCTTGAAGCTGAAGATCACCCCTTTTTTAAATATATAAATGACAAATTAATTAATCTTATGCAATTTAACCCTTTTATAGCAGAAGTTATACACGGACAAAAGTATGAAATAGGTGAATATTATAAATTACATGATGATTTCTTTCATAAAGGAGACGATTATGAAGTATATTGTGAATGGATGGGTCAAAGAACATGGACAAATATGATTTATTTAAATGATGTTGAAAAAGGAGGAGAAACACACTTTCCAAAATTAAACTTAAAACTAAAACCAAAAGAAGGTCAATTAATAACTTGGAATAATTTAAATAAAGATGGTAGTTCTAATACTTATACATCGCATGAAGCATTGCCCCCTCAATCAGGTAAAAAATATATAATTACTAAATGGTGGAGAAGTTGGCCTCTTATTTAAATTCGTACAACACCAGCATCAATTTTACCTTTTAAATCATTACGTACAGTTCCGTTTAAAGCACTATCGCCTGGATTTGGAACATCCTGAGCAATACGATCACCTATCCATTTTTCAGGATTTTTTGCTACGTAATCATCTAAAAAATTTTTTGAATCAACTTGTGACCCACCCGATGTAGAAGTCATTTGAAATGTAAGGTTGTGCCTTGTCTGCTGATAATAGTTTAATAGAGCTTGGTTTTTGCTCCATCCAATTCTTTATTTTAACAAATCTTTCCTTGCAATAATAATTAAACTCTGGTGTATACCATTCTTCTAAATAAGTTGAACCTTTTTCTTTATTACAATTAGAACAACAACAGCACATATTAGATTTAATATTATGACCACCTTTAAATTTTGGAAGTATATGGTCAATAGTTGCGGTTGAATTATCTAATTGTTCATTGCAATAGGCACATTTCCACTCCCAAGCTTCAAAAATATGTTCTCTAAACTGACGTCGAGCATTCTTGGGAGATAAAGCAATAAGTTGGGCTAAAAGATCTTGCTCGCAATGATACACATTTAACCTGCATCCCTGTCAAAACTGTAATCTGCATAAACTTGTATATTTATTAATTCATATACTCAATCACTTCTTCTTCAGCGGGATCATAATCAGCATCTTCTAAAAGTTTAAGCAAATAATAATGAACTTTATTTGTCACCCAACGTAAGTCTTCATCACTAATATCACAAATAATGGCATCAAGAGATAATTCACGAGATGGCGCGCGTACATGTTCGGCTAGTAATTCTAAAGCTTTATATCGATTTCTGTTAAGTTCACCTAACATTTTTCTAAGAGGTTACATCCTCAGTAGTAGTGGAATCATTAGTAGTACCTTCAGCTTCTTGTTTTTGAATTGCTGCAAATTCAAGAGCCCCAAGAACCTTTAAATATTGTTCTTTCAGTCTACCCATCTGAGCCTCAGTTTGCCTTATATTATCCTCTAATTGTTGTTTCTGATCCTGTAATTGATCCTCAAGAGACTTAGCGGCTTCAGCCATGAGAAATGTGTTTTAAATAACTCCACTTAGGAGAATAACTCTACTTAATCTTTAACCGAACATTCTCGAAAATTTAACCAACACCAACCATCAATACCTCCCCCCACAGAAAGACGTTTATTAAATAATTCAGCATTGTAAAGAACATTTCTACCAGCATCAGCACCTCTATCTTTATATCGACCAACTATTAAATCTAATTCTCCAAAAGGGTCTTGTACTAACCAATTTTCATTATCATATCCAGTAATAACAACACTATGAGCCATACCTCCAACTTGGCGAATACTACGACCTGCAATAACACCTACAACTGGTAAGCCTTTTTTAAGATTATCTTTTATATCCTCAATAGCAGTTACATGATTAAACGTTGCACAGAAACCAAATTCTTTCATTGCTTGGATATGATTACCTCGAAAATTCAATCTTCCATGCTTATTAACAACCTTCATATAATCATCAATACAGTTAATAGCAGGTGCATCTAGGTATTTTAAGCACATTGCAATAGCACAACACTGGCTAATGCCCCAGCCAGCACTATCTTCTTCTGGTCTATGTAAATAAGGAAAATCTCTTAAATATACAAGATCACCATCGCAAGCATATGGTTGAATATGGACTTCAGTTCTTAAACCATTCCAATGCCTATCTAAAACCCACCATTTACCTAAACCAAAACCTAATTCTAAATATGTATGGCCATCAGTTCTCTCTATGATACGACATCTTCTAATTAAACGTTTTGGGTAAATCTTTGCTATTTCATCAGAAGAAAGATCATTATCAGATATAGGACGTTTTTTTAAAAGGGTATGACATTTTGAGGTAATAGATGCCCAACCCCATTTAAATTCAGATGGCTTATGACAAAACAGCTCTAACTCTGCTGAGCGTCGCCTAGAAAGCCCATGAAAAACTTTACTACCTTCTTTGTTCCATTTATGCAACTCTTCTTCAGCGACCTTTGAAGGATCTTCTAGAGCATTTATACGTTGAAGTAACTTTGAATTAGTAAGAATTTCTAATCCCATGTTTGAAGCAAATGAAAACAAAGCATCAAACTGATTTTGATTTATAGGAGCTGTAACCAACTCTGAAACTTCTTTTTCTAAACTACTTACTACTTCATCTGATAAATATGCACCCTCGAAAAGACGGATAAACTCGATACCCGCTTCAGAAAGATGGTTTACAGGCATTAACAGCCTTCTATAGCCTTAGCTATATCTCCTCCAAGATTAGCTCCTGTTTTTTGTCCAAACATTGTCGCCCATCCACCAGCTACCCAACCAATAATCGGTATATTTGATAATGCTGGTGCAGCCTGAGCACCTACAGAGGCTCCTATAACCCCTCCTGTAGACCCTCCCGCTCCTTCTGCCTTAATACATGCAATTTCTTTAGCAGTTAGCTTAGAAGCATTGTCTCCACCATCTAAATGAACTTTACCATTCATTGTATATTCTTCATACAAATTCACTACTGTAGGTTCCTTATTAAATAAACCACCTGGTTTAATTACTTCTTCTGTTTTTATCATTACCTTCGGATCGTTAGCGTTATATCTGATTTTATAGCCATCTTTAGTAGCCTCCATCTCATATGACGTATAGCTACCTACTGGAAAATCAACAACAGGTAAGTTGCCTTTGTTTATTAATGCACCCATTAATCCCATATTCGAGACCCCAAGAAATGCACCTAAGCCGAGAGCTGTCCAATTCATGTTGCTCTTCCTATACATTCAAATTCAAGACTTGAGAGAGGTCTTGTTATCCACTGTAGTGATTTTAATAGGCGCTTGCTCTATACGCAAGGTTTGAGTAGGACCTACTTGTGACATCTTTTCAATTAAGCGTTCAAAATCAGCCTTACTAATATCACCTAAACCACCTCCTTTTTTGTTATCCATCTTCATTGTTCCGTCACCTTTTTTAGACGCTGTCTGGAGGCCAAAACTAGCCAAAGCCCCTGTAAATACTGAGGCTACAAAAGTTATATCTTTAGGCGCTTGCTGCCCAAATGCAGGCAAAGTGATGTAATTTAATGAAATGATAAAGCCGCTCCAAACGACAACTCCAAGCCTCACAAAAGTGGACAAAATTACTAACTGTTCTTCTTTGTCGTCAACTCCTTCTTTTAGTTTTTGGAAAGGATTCTTCTTTTTTGGTTCATCTGCTTTTTTTTCTTCCATAGAAATCAGTGGTAGGCCGTCCTACACTAGACACAATTCTTCATTTTGAACAGTGGCAGAGATTACAGCAGCAATCAT